AGTACCAGTAAGCTCTGTATTCTTCTTGTACCCGTAGATATTAATTGTGTACGTGTCGTTTGGAATAGTCCTAAATACAAACTCGTTACCGTAGTACAGCATCTGCGTAGGGAATCCAGCTGTTAGAGTATCAACGTTGTTGATTCCCCAATATCCGTAGAACTCACCTGGATCTTGGTAGATCTCAAGGGTGTTCCATGAGACAGAGCTGTCAACAGGGTCTTTAAGGCTTATAAAGCCGTCTATGCGCGTATTAACGAACGTTGTTGATGTGGATGTATCGGGAAACGTATAAACCCCGTCAGTGTTAGCTATAGTAATATTAAACTTAAGAGTTCCCCACTGTTCGAATAGCTTTACGTCATCTGACATTGTGAGCGTTGCAAAATCATTAATGTAATTTAGCAATAATTCAGGTGTTGAATCTGGATCGTTTACGTTACGCCTGCCAATCGCAAGGCGCATTATAGTTACTGCGTCATTAAGTGATTTTGCCATGTGCTTATTGCTCTGTGTATAGTGTTCTTAGAGTAAATCTAGGGTCGCTATGTGATAGAAATGTCTCTTTTGTACCGTCTGGCATATCACGCTCTGCCCAAATTGGACTACCTTTCTTTGAAAGATAGCTGACAATGTAAGTTGGTAGATCGTAAGTATTTCCAGGAATCAGTGTATTCTCGTAATGAATAACTGAATCACTCTTGTATACAGGAAGAGGATTTGAAGGCTGATCGACTCTACCAAATACAATTCTTTGAGTCGGATGCAATTCTACAGGACACGGTTTGTATGGATATCTACAAAGCTTAAGACTTTTATTTATTCTTCCTGCTTCTTCGTTGTATAAACGATAGTCTCGGAGTGAATTAAGCGGCATATCTTCGATTGAAAGCTTTTCAGCTTCTACTTTTTCAAGTTCTTTATCCATAACGCTTGCTTGCTTTGGTCTTGCCATTATCTATGCTCCATTATATTGAAAATCTGTTGCTATTACATTGCACGAACCGCCCGACACGTATTCTGTGTACGAGCTGGAATCTATTGACTGGAAAGTGATGGGATCTTGTAACGAAAATTCATCAAGATCTATCACAATAATTTTATAACGATCGTTGTTAATCTGATCCATTCCCCGAGGGTCAGGTATTCCACCATTCAAGTCAGTAACTCGAACGTAATCACCAGTTGTAAAACCGTGATCGGTCAGAGTCGTTATTACACATGGACTTGCGCGAGTCACATTTGAAATATCTGCTCTTTGTGCTGTCTGTCCTGCCATAAAATCATCCTATAGTTGGGAGGGGCGAACCCCTCCCATATTGATTAGGTCAACAAGTCGCCTAGATCTTCTACTTGTCCGAATTTCTTAACTTCGATCAAGAAAACATCTGAATCAGCACCCATTACAGTACTTCCAGCAGTAAGTTTATATTCTACTGGGTCGTAGCTATAAGGATTAGGTACGTATGGAGTCGTTGCGTAAGGTGAAACCTGTGGATTGTTCAAAGACAAAACACGACTTTCAGCAGTGATCCGACCACCAGCAACCCAGGTAACAAAGCTAGTCGAATCAATCGGCTCACCTGTAATCGGATCCTTCAAAGAGAAGGTTGTGGTTGAAAGAACTACAACAGCATATCTGTTGTTGTTTAGCTCATCCATACCTCGCTCTGTCGGCATTCCTGGTCCTAAATCAGTGATACGTACAATCTGATCAGTCTGTAGACCGTGAACCGCTGTAGTAGTAATAACGCAAGGATCAGCTTTTGTAACTCCAGAAATTAACGATCTAAAACTCTCAACTCCACCGCTTGTATTTGCAGAAGTGAAACCATTAGTTGCTAGATCAAGGAAGTTAAACGACTGTGTAGCTGCTGTATCTACAACTTGCTGTTGAAACGCATGTGCTGCTGTTGTTTGGTCGCGAAACCAAAATGAACGTGGAAGTCCACCGGCTGTACCTGTCCAATCTGAGAGATTGTTAAAGATAACAACATCAGGTTGAAAATTAAAAGTAAATGTATGAGCTGTACCAGCTGAGATACACTTATATGCTTCGGACATAGTTTGCCCATGAAATAAATCTGACATAAAAAACCCCTATGATTTTGTAGAAAGTAAAGTGACGATATGAGAGTCATCTAGGATCGCAGCGTTAAACCAAGCTGTGAATCCCATGCTTTGGAAGCGATTCAAATAATCGTTGAAACCTAGTGGCTTCATAATCATCTCTGTAGCAACTTCATCAATCCCAACGTACCCATATGCGTTAGCTCCGATGAATGTGTTGTTGTATACCGGAGGACTATCAGCTGAGACTTTAACAAGTGTAGATGTTACCCATCGAGCTTCGTCTGTAGATCCAAATTCACTTTGCAAAACTGGTTCTTGTGAACCGTACTGAGCAGTACTTGTGAAGGCATCTAGAGCACGAATGTCTGGTTTTAATTTTACATGCGAAGTTACCCAGTACCCAGCTTCCACGGGGCCTGTTCCAAAACGCGAAGTGCCTTCTATGGTAGGTGTCATCTTCTCAGTATCGTTCTCGTCTAGATATTCAATCGCTCGATTTACATCAGCCTGGGAAAGCTCTGTAATCGCGTTTCCGTTTGCTCCGTTTAAACAAGAAATTTGAGGGACAGCGGAATCGAAAACATCTCTTGTCACCTTATCTAGCATAGTATGCATGCATTGTGAAAGGTTATCAGCTGTTTCAGAAGCAGTGTCATCTTCAACTACTAAAAGAACTTTTCTTGACAATAGTACTACTTTACCAAACTCTTGTACCTGAACGTTAATGTCGAACTTAAGTACTTGATCAGGTGCAGGGTCGCCATTCTCTGGCAAAACTACAGGATCAGAATTGAGGTTCTCTTGTCGTCTAAATGCGACTGTATCTGTATTCTTCGCTGGAAGACTAAAAGCCCGTCCAAACAAGTTGTGTACATTAGCAGGCTTAGAGCGCTGCAAAAGTGCTCGGTGTGCCCAACGATCGGCCATAGAGCCATATTCGCTAGTTGTTGTCATCGATGCGACCATTTATTTTCTCCTTACCTTCTCTGACGTTTGGATTGCCTCCACGCCCGATACTCACCATCTGTCATTGACATCACATCAAGGACCTCGTTGATTGCAGCGCCCTTCGGCACCCCTACTGGAGAACCTGGAGCATCTCTTTTGACTGCCGGAGCCTTCAATTGAGCTTGCTGCTTAGGAGACAGTGCTTCCATGAGCGTATATGCCTCCTCGTATCTATTAGACGCAGTTGAAACCGCACTCGCCAAATTTGGGCGTTGTTTTAAAAATTGTGCTAAGTTTTCATCTACACTTTCCGCTTTCTCGGGGTTTGCCTTTTTCCAAAGACGCTCCTCCAAAATGCGTAAAGTTTCCTCTTGCGTACTTGCTAAGGACTGCTTCATTTCGCCTTTGGTAGCCGATTCGTACTGAGTTTCATCTTCTTCTTCTGGGGCAGCTGGCTTATGCATCTGCTCCTTGTAGTAGCTTAACTCTGCTTGAATACGATTCTCTCGGGCTTCTGCATCCTGTCGCTTTCTGCGCTCTTTCTGAACAACTGACAGCGGAACACGTGTTTCTTCTTGCGGTTCCTGCGCTTCAACACCTTCAACTTCCGGTGCTGCTTCTTCTATCACTTGATCTATAACGTTTTCTTGAAGTTCGGTGTCTTCGTTCAAACTCTCTCCCGTGGTTTACGTGAATTCCGATCACGACGGTTTACCCCTATTTGGGCATAGCGCCTTTTGCTTGCAGGTAAGCGGCACCTATTTTATTAAATTCTGGCTTTAACTTTTCACCCTTTGCAACTGCTGGTACCATCCAAAGCAATTCAACAATTCCACGTTTTGGGCTAACCCAATAGACTTGCTGATTACTGCTGAAGGGCGGCAGTTTTATTGAGGCGACGATCTGACTAACTACGAATTTATCAGGCTGTTGCTTATCAAACTTTGCGTGTAGAACCAAAAAGTAATTCTCTTTCAGTTCCACAGAATTAATAGCCGACTCAATAAGCTCATTAAGTGATTTTTTTAACGACTGTTTCTCGTCGATGAACTCTTGAGGCATCATCAACCCAGATGTCTCGCATTTAACAAGTTTCATGCTTGATAGATTCCTTAGTTACATTCCTGATTTGCCACGTAGACTGTCTTGCTGCTTCTGTGCTTGCTGCAAGAGTCTATTTGCTTTCTGTTGATCAGCGTTACCACCTGGACCAATTTTAACTGACACTTGTCGTGGAGCGCCCATTGGATTGCTCTTCGAGCTATAAACGCCAACAGGACTGTTCATGCTTTTAGACATTTTCATTGTTCTGTACCTCTTGTTCTACTTGTTGCTGTGCTTGTTGCATCTGTTGATTTTCCATTGAGCCTTGCGTGTCAACATTAAGTTGATTCGCTTCAGCTTCAATAGATCCGCGGATATCATCGCGAGCTTGCATCTCTTGCTGTTCGAGCATGTTGACGAAGTCGAGAACCTTTAAGATTCTGTCGTCTTCCATAGATGCAATCTCAGTAATTGTTTTCGCTCTTGCAAGTCCTGCTTGCGCCATATTTTCTTGAGCTTCGGAGCTTCTTTCTGCTGCGAGTGAAATGTCGGAAATAACACGCGCTCTACGCTCTTGCGCAAGTGCCAACGCTTGCTCTTTCTGTGCGTTACCAATTTCCATCGCGAGACGTTCTTGTTCGTCAATCTTCTGCTGTTGCTCTGCTTGCTGTTCCTGCTGCTTCTGAATGTCTTCTTCAAGATCTGACATACCAGCCATCTGAAGAGCGCCAATGATTGCGGACTGCGGAACATCAACGATTCCATCTTTCTTCAAATTAACAAGCTCGTAGTAGTAAGCATCTTTTTGAGACTTA